CCCTATTCGACATGGCGATGGATAGGGCGTCTAGGTAGGCAAGTTTAACCGTGCTTGCCTACTGCTTTATTTTGTGAGTATGTGGGATAACTTGATTTGGTGGAATATTTACAACAATATCTTCACAGGTAACAGCACTAGGAGTATTAGGTTTGAAATAAACTCCATCTTTTGCCATTTTTGAGCACATTTCCAAACGATATAAACTGATCTCCATTTTAGTTTTCTTTATCAATAATCTTTGAGCTTCTATATTTACTTCTGTTGCTTCATGGCATAAAGCTGGTGATTTTCCTAGTGGAATATTTATCTGAGCAGAGATACCATAGTTTAAATTGTAATTATCTTTCTCAAATCTAGGAGTCTCTTGAACATATTTTATCTCTCCAGTGTTTTCGTCATATATATTTTGCCTAGTGACATATTCTTTTGGTCTATTAAATGACCAAGCATCTGTTAAATAAGGAGTAATAGTTAGGCTAGGAGAAGCACAGACAATGCCCTGACTCATACGAAAAGAAGGCATAGCTGACGGGGTTATCATGGTAGCATTGTTGTTAACAACCCCTTGGGCATTAGAGCTAGGAGAGGCCACGGTTGTATTAGCGTAAACCTTTGTAGGACAGAGAATTAAAGCTACTGCCCAAATGTAGTTGTAGTTTCTGTTGTGGTTGTTGTGTTTATTGTTCTTGTTATTGTTGTTACTGTGTCTAACCCTGGAGTTATTAGAGTTTCTTGAAGAGAAAAGGCTGATCCAGGAGTTGATATTTTCCATCTTGGAACTGCCTCTAAGTTTGGTGAAGTCCAACTAAAACTTACTCCTCCTACTGTTTGCTCGGTTAATGTACTAGCACTAGGATTAATATAGCTGTTTACGTCCGCACTTTCAATATTATGACCAGAAGCACTATATGAATATCCCGTTCGATATTGATGACTGGTTATGGTCTCGTTTATTACACTTTCAGATGAGCTTGAAGTTTGAGAACTACCAGACCGAAACTGAGGTATCACGGGCACTGCAAAAACTTTCATTGGAACGACTAATAATAAAAGCAGCCAATATTTAGTCAATCGTAATACGAACAGTAGTAGATCCAATACAACTTGTTCCGCTACCTCCTGCTGTACAAGTATGTATTCCTGATGAAACAGATGTTAGTGCTAAGTTTCCTGCTGTTCCTCCTGAGATAACAGTAGTCTGACCGCCAAGAACAGGGAGACTTGCAATACCGCTAGAAGGAGTAATTGCAGATTGAGTTACATCTCCAGCTTGGTAACTCTCGCTGAGAGAGAAGGCAGATCCAGCCGTTGTAACCGATTTATTTGTATTAACTAAAGCTGGTACTCCATTACTTAAGCTACCAAGATTTAAACCACCTATACCATTGGTAACGACACTATCTCCTGTTCCTGTAGAAGTTGTGATATTGTTGCCACTTATGCTGTAACTTGATGGTGCAGCATTAGTAATTACATAAGGCGAATCTATGGATATTTGTGCAGAGGTTACAAATTCCTGTTTGATATTAGCGTAGACAGGTGTTGTTGCTAACAATAATAACGGAAGTAGCTTTTTCATTTTTTAGATTTAGGGTCGATTACTTCAGCACCTTCTATTTTAATAGGTGTTATTACCCTTATAGTCTGAACCATACCTTCATTTTCTGCAACTTTACTGTCTTTCTCACTACGTTTCTTTGATCCCTCTAAACCAAATGTTGCCAACGCTCCCGTTAGAAGCGAAGCAGGAAACGTAATGTCTTTTGGTTCTGAACTGTAACCTGGGATCGAAATATAATTGAGAGTTACTATGAAACCACTCCAAACAACAACACCTAATCTTACAAACAAACTGATAATTGCTAATTGTTCTTCTTTGTCATCTAAACCTTCCTTTAATTTTTGGAAAGCATTTTTCTTCTTCTCTTCAACCATAAAAGTAAAGATTCTTGTCTAATACTAGCAAAGTAGCTATGTTTGGGAAGTAACACATAAATTAAGATGCTTAAAATTTTAAAGCCCTTACTACTTAAGTTTCTTTCTACGTCAGCTTGCAAGCAATTAGTAGTAGACCTATTAAGAGCGATTTGTAAGCAGACCTCGAATAATCTTGATGACCAAGCAGTTGATTTCTTAGAAGAACAACTGTTTCCAGGTAGACCTGTATCTTCTTTACCAAAATGAAAGACACTTTTTTTCAGATCATTTTTGAATCTCCACCAGCTGAAGTTGAACTTTCTACAGAGTTAAGATGTCGAGAGATTATGAAATCTAATGATATTGAAAAAATAAAAGCATTTTGTTGTGATTTAGTAAGAAACCAAAGTAAAATTGATGCGGTGCTTCATTCAGCATTGGCAAGGTTAGCTGAACAAGAAGCAAGAAGAATGGTTGAAGAAAAGATAATAAAAGCAAAAGGTATTAATAAATTAATATTTCTTTTTCATCAATTTATGATTATGAAACAGGTAGAAAAAATTATGAAAGCAAGCCGTCCTCAAAATCTTTAAGTTCCTGTTCCGAAAAATCTTCTTCACGCATAGATAAGACTTCACAAACTAAAGCATTGTGTTTGACAACAGCAGTTCTAATAAATTCTGTAACCCATCTACCATTTGTTATTAATTGTGCCTTGCGATTACCGTCAATAAAAACATAATGATCATATCCTCTTAAATCTTGATCTAAAAGTTTTTTTTCTAAGTTTGATATTCTATTTAATTTTAAAGTTTTTAATTTATTCATTGTAATAAAGATCGTGTACTCGTTTAAGAGGAATAGCAGCTACTTGTGGCACTATTGAATTTCCTAGGGCTTTAGTTCTGTCCACCCTATAGGATAACCCATCATCTCCTCTACGAAGTATGGGCTTACTGACATATGATCTCCAGTCTGGGTTAAGACGTCTGGTAGAACCTTTGGCCCATATTTCTCGTTCCATTTCGCTGAAGTTCGTCCTTTGTAATCTCTTGCTGTGGGAGTTGGTAAGTTTAAAGCTGCTCCCAATAGAGGCTTCCCCTTGTTGTTGTAGCTGTTTATCCCCTGTCTTGCGTTTGTTGCTGTTGGAGTAGGTAGACTCTGTAGATGGTTGAACAACTCCACTGTCTGCGGATTTAATGCTTCTCGAAGATTGGCTAACTTGGTTCGCCCTTTCCTGTGTATTTGAGTTTGCTTTATCATCGAATCCATTGATCGAGGAGGTAGGTGATCCATTGTTGTTGGTGTCGGTAGAGAATGAAGAGCATCTCTTAACTTCACTCCCCATCTCACTCCCTTTTTGTTCTCCCGAAAGAATTTGCCGTTCTTGTACTGAACATCCTTCGCTACTCCTCCCTCCACATCTGAAGCCGTTGGGGTAGGCAACGAGCCACCATCTGCTTCTTCTATGGCAGGCTCCCAATGAACTCGCAGATATAATTGACCATTCTGCATCGTACCCTGCTTCGGAAAGCTCTCCGAGAACGATGTCCAATCCGTTATTAAGGATCGCTGCCACGTTTTCCATGATGACGAACTTTGGTCGTACCATGCGTATGACTCGCATGAGTTCGTAAAATAAACCCGATCTGGATTCTTTTGTGATTCCTCTACGTTGGCCTGCCACGGATAAATCTTGGCATGGGAATCCTCCTGTAATGACATCATATTGTCCAGGGATAGCTGTGAATGTTCTGATGTCATCGTGAATTGGAGTAAATGGAAAATGTTTTTTTAGAATTTTTTGACAAAAAGGATCAATTTCAATAAATTGTGTAGTTCTGTATCCTCCTACCAGTTTAGTAGCAGCGTAAGAAAAACCACCGATACCCGCAAAGGTATCTAACATTCTTAGTCCTCGCATTTTTTTGTCCAATTAAAACCGTTAGCAATACGACTTTCTTGTGCTTTATTCATTAGTCTCATATCTTCCGACTCTGCATCTTTATATTCCTCACCATCTGCATGAGTTTCCGCATATTGGTACGCAAGTTTTCTTAACACAGCACTTGCTTTTTCACCTCTTGCGTCACATAAATCTTTGAATAATTTACCTCTTGTGGGGTCTATAAGTACTTGAAATAATACTTTTCTAAAGATGCGGTTGTACTCTTTGGTTTCTTTTACTGGTGTCATAAACTAGCGTTTCTTTCATTATACTACCATGTTATAGGAGTGTCAGATTTTCTCCACCGATTATTAAACTCAACACGTTTAGCTTTACGTTTCGCTTGCTTTCCAGCTCGTATTTCTCTAAATGCTTTTAAGTTTTCAGTAATAGTAACAATATCTCTTGTCATAGCAAACTTAACTTCTTTCATTAAGTTCTCGATAACTATGTCTCTAGGATTTTTTTCCATGTGCCTCACGCGGGGGGATAGCGTCCGAATTGTCCCAAACGCTTTAATCTCTGTTATAACCTACAATTAGAGTGGGACAAGGGGGTGGGACATAGAAGGTCACAAAGCTAGTGTCCCATCATCTGCACTAGTGGGACAGCTTTGCTGTGTCCCATCTGCTTGTCCCGACCCAATATTATTAGTATCACTATCATTTAGTGTGGGTGGGACAGTATCCACGGCCTCCCCCCGTGCGAGGATAGCTCTATACTTCTTTCCTTCTTTAGTTTCTTCTACAAATTCTACAAGACCTCTTTTTTCTAACCTTTGAAGAGATTTTCTTATAGTACCAGTTTTACCACCAATTAAAGGATCATATAAAAGATCGTATTTGGAACGAGTTTCGGGATGAACTGATCTCATTCTTTGTAAAATTTTATCTGTAATATTTGCAGGTGTATTATCTTGAGATGCTATTTCTGGTGTGAAGTCAGATATACTGTAAGTAAGATCATCTTCCATCTTCATAATCAAGGAAAGACCTGATCTACCGATACGAGATTTTTCAACTTCTATAATTCGAGCGTTACTACCAACTCTGCCTACGAGATCATCAGTTGGTTTTTTTAAAGCCCAAGTTTCATCTACACCATCTCTAATAGCAGAAGTACCTCTAAATCCACCATTTTTATTAGCGTGATGGATAACAATTATTGAAGTTGGCTCCCATAAAGAACCATTGTTTTGAGTTAACCAATAAAGAGGCGTAGCAAAATCAGATTTGTTTTCATCAAAACCTTTACCACCGCTACAACCGATAAGGGAGTCGATGATAACTAATTTTGGTTTTACAGCGTCCATCAACTTTATGAACTTTGCATAGTTCTGGAGCGACCAATCACCAAGAATATAAGTATCGGTGTCCATTGGATATTCAATATCCTCCAACTGTTCTTTAAGCTGAACCATTGATTGATCACCATTTAAAAGAAGAACTGGACCTTTCTGTACTGGCATATATTTGCCTCGAACTAGAAAAGGACTACCAGTTGCAACGTGCTTCGCAAGCGACCAAGCAGACATTGATTTACCATCTCCACCTGAACCGAAAAGCAAAACAGTAAATGGTGAAGGTAATATATCTGGTACGGTAAAGTTTCTCTCTACTTCCAAATTCATCAACGATTC